GGGCGAGCGTAATCGTACAATTAGAATCCAACGCCCCGGTGATCTTGAGATAAAGCGCCCGAACCTCGTCGGCAGCGCCATCAGCCATGGTTATCGTCTGCGTATCGGCGTTTGTCGTCAACGCTTCCGTACCATAGCCAAGAGCTTCACCGACAAGTTCCAGATTCGTATTCGTAGAGGTTCCCCAAGTACCAGATTCGGCACCTGTAGCAATTTCCTTCAATCTCAGATTATTGACGTATGTTGCCATTTTTTATTCCTAGCTTCTTATGAAGGCACAACTTCCCAATCAGGCGTCTGCGAATCGGATACTTCTGACCACCCCGGTGTCTGTGAGTCATCTACAGCAGCCCATCCCGGTGTCTGTGAATCCGACACCTCCGACCATCCCGGTGTTTGTGAATCATCTATAACTCCCCAATCCGGCGTCTGTGAATCATCTATTATGCTCCATACGTTGACCCCAGTTATTCCCGTCGTTCCTACTACACCCGTTACGTCGATATACTGACTGACACTCGTCGTAACGCTTCCTACCGCACCCGTTCCCGCAACTCCGGTGACGGTTACACTTCCATCTCCCGTCACCGTTACCGAACCTACACCACCTGTCGCCGCGACCCCGGTAGCCGCTATCGAAACGTCAATCGTCACCGATACCGAACCAACTGCGGCTGTTCCGGCCAATCCTGTTACCGAAACACTTCCATCACCTGTCACCGTTACAGAGCCAACTGCACCCGTTCCGGCTATTCCCGTCGCCGTAACATTTGCAGTACCCGTTACAGTGACGCTTCCTACCGATGCTGTTCCCGCTAGACCAGTGACGGAAACATTGGCATCTGCGGCTACCGTGACCGATCCTACTGCCCCAGTACCAGCAACCCCTGTTACGGTAACATTGGCATCGGCTGTTACCGAAACACTTCCAACGCTACCCGTTCCAGCTACACCCGTTACTTCAACGGGTACTGGCTCACCCCAAGTACCGGAACCCCAAGTAGATCGGCCCCAGCCTGTTACATTTGCCATGCTACGCTATACGAATAATCGCGTTACTCGCGTCTGCCGCAGGAAAAGCAACCGTAAACGTACCAGCAGTGGCCGTTTTCAATGCACCAAAATCTAAAATAACAACAGACGGATCACCGCTCGCACTATCATTAAAAATCATTGCACCCATAGCCGAAAACGTAGCAGTAGACCACGAAACATCAGCAAAATCAGTATAGGCGGTCGTACCACTCGTCGTAGGATCTACCCGTGTAAGTGATTCTCCCTTGGCAGTATAATTCGTGCCGCTTATTTCATCGGTTGAAGTATACGCTGTAGTAGCGGCAGTGAATGAAGAATCATCATCATATAAAGCCATCCTAAAGGTGTTACCGCCTGAATTGAGGAAGTTGTGCTTTGCTTCCATCAATTCCTTTTTAAAGGAGGTACACATAAAATTCCCTGAAAATGCCATTATAGCTTCTCCACTGAGTTAGCCAGATCGTTGTGGCCCGCTGAACGCAACAGAGTAACAACCCTGGAACGATCTTCATTGATTGCTTCGTACATATAGTACTTCACGGCCTTGTAAATGAACTCCTTGAACTCTGCCGCCTGCTCCGCTATCAGAGGATGTGCGCCCTTGCCTACGGACACAATCTGATCGGATGCCCGTGTTGCCCAATGATCCGGCCCAAGGGTGGTATTGTTGGTCGTGGTGACCATGACGTTGCCCACTTCTCCGGTAAACATCAGTGAACAGGCACTCTGATTGTGCCATCTCTGTACTCATCAACAGTCATGCGTCCCTCTGCCTGTATCTTCAGAAGATCCAGTGCTTCCTGATATCGCTGCTGATACAACTGCATCATGTCCGCATCACCTTTCATATAGGTATATGCTTCCACTAAAGAGCCATAGAGTAGAACCGTATCGGCGTTCGTGCCCAACCATGAAGGGCTCGTGTCAACGATTGAGGCTGGCTGATAGTAGTAATGAAGCTCCGTAACAAAATCAGCGTTAGGCGTAGGGCCAACTATGAATGTGTCAACATCGAAAACACCATAATATTTCGGAACCCCTTCGGTGGACGCATTAGGATACGTTGCCCTGATGAAGTTCGCGTCCTTGTTCAGCAAAAAAATCTGGTTACTAGAACTGGTAATCGACAAAGACAGTGGAAACAAAAAGTCCGTGGGCATCGACAGGTATTGGTTACCATCAGTGATGGTGCCTGCGACATTCTTGCGGTTCACGGGCAGATTGACGGAACGATAAATACGTTGTTCAGTCTGCTTAATAAACGTGGGGATCGCAGCCACGAAATTCGTTTCCGTGTTATCGCAATAATCCTTGATGGCCGCAGTCAGTTCAGCGTAGGTCATGTGGTCACCGTCACGGTCCCGACTTGTCCATGCGCCACAATGTTGCCCGATCCACCCCCATTACCATTTCCTACGGGATCGAATGCGAACAGCTCCCTGCTGGCATCTTGTGATAAATCAGGGCGTGGATTTCTAATTGCCTGTGGGTCAGCATAATCACCAAGCCTGCCTAAAAAGTTCTGCGGCTGATCTTGATCTAGCATATTCCTGCCTACCATAAGACCCGTCATACGACCAGCCTTAATCTGAGGCACAAGATCTTTGAGCTTATACCTGAATCCCGTGCGGTCGCAAAACCCAAACGCATACTTACCTTTGGCATACTTAGCCATCAGGAATAGCCTCCGGGCACAAAGTGGACAGAAGCCCTATCACGATCTTCCTGTTCCGCCAATTGCCACTGAAATTCGTATTCAGCTTTAAGTTCGGGGGAGCGCACAAATGCTTCTGGATACTTCTGCGATATCATATAGGCGAGGCCAGATACCAATGCCGGGAGGAAACGGGCGGGCACATCTGGATCAGTAGATCCCACAGCACCCGTGTCCTCAATACGCCGTATTTGCTGATAAACAAACGTGTAAGCTTTACTAGGCGTGGGCCAAAAATAAACAACCGGAGCATCACGTTGCTTGTCGATGTACAAATTTACGGGACGCCCTTCGGTGAGTTTATTCGGGATCGTGGAATACTGGGATACACTAAACCGCGAGAGCGGCAAATCGCTTTGTGTAGTACCAGATCCATCACGAATCCAATACTGAATCAAATCAACGGTATCCGAATCCATGGTGACCGTAGAAGTTCCTGCCGTCAAAGTTTTGGTGCCCTGCTCGACAGTCCAGAAGTTGAGGCCACGATTCACCCACTCAAGGCTCAAGAGATTGAGAGATCTACGAGCCGTTTCAATATCGTAGCCTGTATTAGACTGAAGGCCACATCTCTCAAATGCCTCTTCGATCACCTCTGAAATTTCGAGGTTAAATGCAGAGGTTCCAGAAGTCGCCATCACTTATCCCCAAAGTTTTCTTTGTGCTTCTTCTTAAACTCGACAACCTTTCCAGGCGTCAGAGATCCATTGCCGATCAAGCCACCACTTCTCATTTCCGCAAAATCCTGCAAAGAACCTTGTTTGGAAAACTCGTTAGTAATCGCTTTTTTAACGAGTCCACCATGCGCCTTTTCTCGTTCCCACCTTTCCGCCATCTCAGGTTCGTTGGCGTGCATCCACTTCCTCTGCTTCTCGCTCTTGAACGGCATAATTAAAACGCCTTCCAGTCGGGATACTCCAAAGCAATATGACTAGTATGGGCCACTTCTTCTTCATGATCGGGATAATTGGCGACCAATTTGCTGTAATAACCCCAATTATGATCAATCGCCGCCTTTTTCTTTGCAACCTCATTATACTCGGGAAAGGAAGTATTTTCCTTATCAGTACTTTTTTTAGCCATTAGTAGCTCTTCCTCATTGCCATCATAACGGTATAACGATCACCGCTTGAGTGGCCTGTAGTGGTGAAATTTACATCCCCGGTTGGGCTAGACGCATTATTTATAAGGGGTCCAGCCTGGCGGAAATCGTAGAATCCGTAGCCACTGAGCGTCCAGCAGATAACATCAGTGCTGGCGTCCCAGAGAATATCTACGGTCATACCGGAACAGTCGTACCACATCTGCTGAATCGTCACGCCATCGCAGGCTCTTCCCGTACCGGATTCAGCTTGAAGTGCGGATACATCGACCTTCGTAACTGCGGCTTCACCACTACCATCGGAGATATTGGTGAATTTCATAACGGCGATGCGGTCGCCGTCTTGGATAGTTTGAGACGTTACTGCATCAGCCATCTTCTGATTCTCCCCGCGAGGACAGGACTCTTAGCCCCGTTCGCAATAGGAGATACGACTACCCACCCCACCGCCGTCCGCGCAAAGTCTTGGCAGACACGCGAACGACGGTCCCGGAATCAACCCTCGCGAGAGGGCCAATCCTAGATGAGTGGCCTTATCTCAATTCAACTAATCATCTCTTACTGATCGGAAAAGGCAGGTACATCTGCACCTTCCTGATGACCCCAAATGATCCAATTTGTTGAATCTTTCGCCAGAATATTGATTTCAAATAAACCAAAATCCGTCAAGGTTAGTATAGAGTTTGAATTACCATCGGCATACACGGAAACATTATCTGCGTTGGAATCCAAATGGATAACACCACCAATGAAGTAATTGGTGTCGGAACCCGTATCAAAGATCAGATTCTCCGCCTCTTCTGCCGCACCACCATAAATAAACTTGAACCACACCCCCGCCGTAGGCGACGGAAGGGTGAGTGTCCGGTTTCCGGTGATCGCCGGAACAACATTGACCCTGCCAGCATTAGCAGTGGCAGTCAGGGTGGTGTCGGCATCACTGAACGTAATGGGAGTAACCTGCAACCCCGATCCGTCTAAGCTGAATTCCGTCGTGAATGCGCCCGTTGTTGAGCTTTTCGATACTACGTCAAATCCGTCTTCGGATCTGACTGGTCCTGAAAAAGTTGTGTTAGCCATAACTTTACCTTCTTACAAAAGGATTCGTCCCGAAGTCTTTGTAACGTCTGCTGGGCCAGTCGCCGGGACTATGTATCCCAGAACGAGATTCAGGGCGGGCACGATCAAACGATGAGCGCTTGGGTTGTCGTCAACTGCGTGTAAATTGACAACTTGATCGCACCCGCCCTTCATCTATACTATTGTACTCTGGCCGCGTCACCCCACTGTCAGGACTCACCCAACTTAATGAGCCAATCTAACTAACGCGAACCTCTCGGCGGCACTATTTCACCGCAAAAAACGGAGTTGGCTTTTTGCGTCTTTATACTACGCTCCGGGTGAACCCCAGATCCCAAGGGGATCGGAGACACCAAAGCTGTACCGCTCGCGAGCCTTGTAGCGAACGTTTCCGGTATCGAAATCACCGTCCATGCTCGTTTCCAGGGACACACGATTGAAGTGCTTCATCCCATTCGGAATGTCGGTAAGAAGGAACCACGCATCCGTATCGGTCAGGAAGTGATTCACAACTGTCCCGCCAGGAACAACACCCATCGAACGCACTGCGTTGATGTCGTTGTCCGCAGTTGAAGGACGAAGCTCAGATTTCATTACCCGTGTCGCCACGAACTGCAAATCGGGCGGGATAACGAGCGTCTGGGGACGAGCAGCGATCATCAGGCCACGCTCATCGGTCCATTTGCCAATCTGAATTACAGCGGCCTCAAGAGAAGTCTCGTTGAGGTCAACGGCAGTCGCTGGACGGTTGGAGTTCTTGCCACCTGAAACGAGCGGGTGACCGTCACCACCAGTTACGCCATCACTTGACGCCGTGAAAAGATTTACACCGTCGCCGCTCTGATAAGCGTTGGTAAACCCATTGTTCAATGGAACAACAGCCTTAACCTGCTTGGTGTGAGCCATGGCGCGAGCCAAGGACTTGGTGTAACGAGCCGACAAGGAATCATAGAGATTGTCTTCCATAGCCTCTTCCGTGATGGCAAAGCCCATGGCGATAGTCTCGTGATTGTAACGAGCCGTAAAGCTCTCCTGTGCGGCGTCATACGAAATCGCGTCACCCTCATCCTTCACGGGTGCAGCGTCGAAGCCCGAAAGCTTCACTTCTTCTTCAAAGGACCGATCCGAACTTTCCGTCTCGTAGATTTCAGAATGCTCATCGTCATAACGAGCATACTCCATCCCGAAGAGCGCGTTCAAGCCCGGAAGTAGTTCTTTTAGAAGTTGTGCGCGTGAAATAGCCATTTGTCAGTCTCCTAAACGCCTGTGGCGTTCAAATAGGAATGATTAGAAGCTGACCCGCTAGACGCAGCATTGAACTTCACGATAACATCTGGATAAGTATCACTCGCCGTAGTCCCCTTCGGGGGCAGGCTGCTAGGCCCGTCAACGAAATCGATAATGCGAAGGGGCAGCGTGTTCGTTGTTGCTGGAGTGCTACCATCAAGTGCGTTCTTGGACTTACCGAAAGTAGTATTACCGGCTGTCACAACAACGGATGCATTGAGTCCACGATCCGTGGTGTTCAACGCTTCGTCGGATTGCATCTGGAAAACGACGAAAGGATCGTCAAGCACATACGCCATCGCATCAGTGGCCGCATTCGATGCAGGCCAATAATTTGAAAACGTCTTCTGGCTAGTAGTCGGGTCCGTATAAGAGCAACCCAAGAAGATTCCAACTGCGGTCAGAGCGGTAGTACCAGTATCCTTCGCGATAGTACCATCCGATGCGACCTTCACGAAATCACCATTAGAAATCTGTGTGCCGTAAGTCGTGATAATCGGCAGATTTCTAGTCTTGCTGGTGAATGAACCCGAAGCACTAAGAGTGCCAATGGGTCTGGCCCCGTATGGGGCTGCTGTAGTAGCCATATATACCTCTGAATGTCAGTCGAGCAGCATTCAGCGAGTTCCCTTACCAAACGCTACACGAGTTTTACGATCAGGCGCGAGAACAGGCATCCGTGGATCGCTCTCACGCATGTAATTGTTATCAACTGCTTGCATCTGCGATTCGGCGTGATTCCTGTAATAGGCACGCCTTTGTTCCACCAACTCATCTGGTGCTTTGCAGAGCAATAATCCACCAACCTCAATACCACCCTTCTCTCCCCATTCCGACTTATGATCGCTCATAATCTGAAGTTCTGGATGATCTTCGGATTTGACAGGTTCCCATCCTTCACGAAAACGCTTTGACACATTCGTGTTGTCTGGACTGCCTACCATAGAAGTTCGTATCCATCTGAACACCCATCCGTCCTGCGGTTCTGGGTCTGGAAGTATGGAAGCGGGTTCCCAAGATTGTTCCCGAATTTCCTTTTCACGGCTTTCGAGTTCCCTTGGTTTCCGTGGAGCGCGTTCTTTAGCCATTAGACCATCTCCTTCATTACCTGAGCAGCATATTGCTGAGGAGTAAGTCCCAAACGTTTCGCGAGTTTGACTTGGGTCTCCGTCAACCTGACGGTGCGTGGCATGACTCCGCTATTTCTAGAAGCAGACGCTACCACGGATTTTCTTTGAGGCGGTGCAGTGTCAACAACCATCGTAGAACTGGTGCGCTGGCCATTATCACCGAATTGCGTAGGAAAGACTTCTTTCATACGAGAATCAATCAATTCATAATATTGTTCAGACTCTGGGTCAATACCTTCGTCTGCAACCAACCTCTCGTGTACACCATAAGCAAAGCTGGTCATTTCCTTGTCGGTGCCAAACCAAGAATTACGATCTTGCCACTCCATCGCCTTCGCATCTGGCTGAATCGGCTCTGGAACGTACTGTTGTTGCTGATTCGCAACCTGTCGATCCTCCGCCATCACCTGCTGCTTCCAATTATCGATAATTTTTTGCGAAACCGCAGGAGCATAGGCTTGGGCAAGCTGTGCATTAGTCAAATGCTGCTGTGCAATGGTGATTTGTTCGCTATCACCCGATTCATGCGCTCTTTTGAAGTTTTCTTGGGCAATTGTGAGTGAAACGTCTGCCCGATTCTTACTTTGCGCCGTCAAAGCGTCTTGAGAGTCCTGAATAAGCTTCAAAAGCCGCTGATTTTCAACTTGAAGGTTCTGTGTGTAGTTGACAGCCTCATTTGCAAGGCGATCTGACGCTTCTTTGGCCCTACGCTCTTCGTGGTACTCCCATTTCAGCTTTTTTATGCGTTTTTGGGCGCGATTTCCCAATTGTGCAAGTTCTGCGTCCGATGCAGAGCCATCATCATCGGCCACTGCCTCCGAAGGAGCCCTTTGGTCCTCTACTGGGCGGTCATCCACGACTTCGACCTTAACCTCACCGTCAGTACCCGTATCTGCGTCCGCAGGAGGCTCAATCGTGGTTCTAACGCCCAAAAACTTGTCTTCTTTGCTCATCCTTCCGATTTCATCACTCATTTTAGGCTCTCTCCACCCCTCTGGGGTCTTCTACGACCGCTTCTACGGTGTCATCGTTGATCAAACGGAACTCTCTGCCATGAATTTTGATTCTGGTGCCCGAAAAAGCGCGAAAAACGACCCAATCACCCACCTGACAGTACGGCCCATTGGGAAATCGGGCATAATTCACGTAGGCATCTGGTCCCATGGACATAACCCACCCCACAACGGTGGCAATGGACTCCTGATGTTGGGATTCAGCAGACTTGATAATGCCACCTTCGGTGGTTTCCTCTATTTCTGGGAGTGCAATTAAGAGTTTGTAGCCCTTTGGCTCCGGTAATTGCGATGCATAACGTGGATCTTGTTCTTCAACAACTTCTGCTGCGAGCGTAGCCACTTGGACCTCTCGTTTTTTGCGCCTATAAGGCGATTGATTGGTATAACCACATGGTACTAACGTGAATAAGACTAAAACTCTCTAAGTCGATCCTCTATATCCAAAATATCCCGTTCAGCCCGCGCCAATCCTTCGATGATACCGCACATCTTACGATATTCTTCAATGTTTTGTGCCGAACCAATGGAAACCGAATCGGCTATCTCGTTCATCTGATCCCTCAATTTCTTTTTAAGCAACGAGAGAACATCATCGCTGTCACTCATCCTTCTTTTTCTCCGACATCTGCAAGCCAAACTTCACGCCTTCAGCTTCTTGTTCGGCGTCAAACCTTTCTTGTTCCAACCTGAGTTTCACGGCATCAGATTCCTGTTCGGCCTTGAACTTTTCTTGCTCCAATCCAACCTTAACGCCTTCAACCTCTTGTTCAGCATCAAACTGTTCTTGATCAATCTGAGATTTAAGTAACATTTCCTGGCGTTCTTGTTCCAGCGCAGCGGCATCGGAACGTTCTTTGGAGGCGATCTTCTCGCGCTCAATCTGATTCTTCTCCTGACCCGCTTGCTGTGTGGCCGCAAGCTTCTGCTGCTCCAACTGCGATTTAGCTTGATCCGCTTGCGCTCGACGCTGGACATCCTGTTGTCTGATCTGTAGTTCCTTCTCACGCTGCTGCACGATAGGATCTTTTTGCGTCTGCGCGTCCTTCTCCGCTTTCGCCTTAGCCTTCTTCTTGCCCAACATCTGGTCAGCCGCGTCGGCAACCAACGTACTAAGCCGCTTCTCGACATCGTTCGGCAACGGCTGGTTCGCCGGGGGAAGCGGAACACCAAGCTCTTCTTCGATTTGATCGCGGAAGATGAATGCCAAGTGTTCTCGGATATGGGCATCTAGAGCAGAATTAATCGCACTGCCCATTTGGTTGTTCTTCATCTGTTCCTTAATCTGCGGATCATTCTTGAGCACCATATGCACCCTCATGTGTGCTTCATGGTCTTGGTACTCAAACGCCTTGACGGGCTTCAGCGTGAGAATGTCTTCGTTCTCGCTGACCGGGTCCGTGGGATGAGCTTCATCCGGTTTCGGAACGATCTTGTCCGCGTTCGGGATGCCGATCAAATCCATCATCTCGCGATGGAGGAGCGGCATGTCATACAAACCGGGCGATTGTTGTGCCAACTGCATGGCCGCTTGGTATTGCATGATTCGTTGAGCCATCGTCGCAGCATTGGGGTCCGAAACGGGGACAACGTCGATGCGGTCATCGAAATCTTGAACCTTGATCCCCTCTCCCTCTTCGGTTTCATAAGGATAATCCGGTGACGTATAGTCGCGGATGATCCCAACGAGGATTTTATATTCCTGTTTGAGACTCGCATGGATACGAGCCTGGATAGCAGACTGCACTTTCATCGCTCTTTCAAGGATGGCAAGTGTCGTACCGACAGGTGCCTCCTGATTCATGTCGGCTACTTTAAGGTCCGCCATGGACGCAAAGCGCCGACCTTCTTCCACAATGTTGCCCAATAACTGATAAAGGACCGAAGAAGGCTCTTTATAAGGAAGGAAAGTGATATTGTCTCTAATAACGCCGCCCGGAACATCAACGTCTCTGAACTCTCCGGGCATGATCGGCGTGTCGTCTCCTTTGATTCTGAGTCCACGGGTCTTCAGCCCTCCAGGCAGATTTGAGAGAGTGCCCGCATCGACCAACTGCCGAAGCAGGCTGGTAGCCGACTTGGCGAGGCCACCGATCATGTGGATCAGTCCCAGATTATAGAATCCAATGCCGGGAACATATCCGTAATGAACGAAATGTTGTTTCTTGATCCTGTGTGGATCTTCTTCCGCCCAGTTCCTGTAAATCGATAGAACCGTGGAACTGCTTTTGTCGATGGTGATGACATAAGGCAATGCCACTCCATCGGGATCTTCAAATCCCGGTATGTCTATGTCACAATGCATTTCAAGAAGCTGATGCCGTTCGTTGTTATCCCACGAAGGGCTAACGCCACCGATCTCATTGAATTTGCTTGTGATTGGATTTTCTTCGATATACGATGTCGTCAATTCAACATCACGATAGAACCCACTCACCTGAAGCTTTCTCACCTGATTCGTGCTTCGGTTCATGACATGGGTATAACGCTCTGCTTGCTCTAGTTCGGATTCGTTGTACGACACGACGAAATCTTCTGCCGGAACAAACATCGAAGTCGGTCTGCCCAACGAAGGATCAAAATAGATTTTGCGGAACGCTGATCCGGCAAGCGGCAGACTGAACAGCAGCTTTTCGGTTTCAGACCGATATTCGGTCATCACTTCGATAAGCTGATAGTTCATGTAATTTTGAACACGCTGCGCTTGCTTCTCGCGGTCATCGGTCAGAACACCCCAAATCTGTGTTTTAACCGGACCCTTGGCTGGCATGATTTCTTGGATCGTCTGTGCCTGGAATCGCACGACGGATTCGGAGAGCATCGGATGGAACACGCCGCAAGCTCCAGCCCACGGGGTGGTACGGTCCTCAATTTCCAAGCCTAGCTGATCAAGGCCCTCTTTGTAGGTGGACTCCCAATCAGAACGACTGCTCTTATCGGAATCAAACATTGATATGCAATCGTTTGCCAATGTACGAAGCTCTTTGTCATCGACATACTCAGCGAGATTGGAATCGAACTCTTCGGTCCCGGCACCCATGAGATCTGCCATAGGATCAAAATCGATTTCAACACCACCATCTTCTAGTTCGGTGACAAGAGAGTCGCCAATAGGCATCTCCTCTTCCGCCACGAGAAGCCCTTCTGGACCCATCTCGAAATCGTCTTGGTCAAGTAACCCACCAAGGGGTTTGTCTATCGCCATTTAATCACTCTGTTGGAGTGCCATGAGTCTAGCATGGTCAAACGAGCTTTCCAAGATCGTCCGCAACCTTATGCAAAGTAGCAACGGTATGCGTAATCACTGGCGGTGCCTTGTCGGAAATACCCAATGTCAGCCCCTCAGTCAAACCTTTGGAGAACTGCTTATCGCTTTCGGTGGGCTTATCCAGATTCTCTACTGTTTTCGGATTGATGACCAAATCGGTGCCAAACGCCACATGCGGAATCACACCACAGGTCGATAACTTCATGTGGATGTTGCCTTCCTTGTCGTACCAGACACCCGCATCCACACTCACCCCGTCGCCCGGCCCACCTTCCGGTCCAGCCCATACCGTCGCCTGATTACCATCCGGGTTGACGTAATGCCATTTCATCACGTCCGATACGGTAACACCAATATGGGCACTGACCTTGACTTCGATGCCCCTGCCGTCATGTAAATCGACGGAACCGGACACGCCCTGTTGCTCGTTGACGGTTTCGACATCGCAGATATGGTCGAAATTCCATTTGTCGGTGCGCGACCACTTGTCTCCGACTTCCTTCTTGAAATAGAAATTGCCGTTTTTGTCCGCGTAGAATACATCCGCATCGGAACTATTACTGACGTAATAACCGGGAGGAACTTTCTGTCCTGTCATAACGAATCCACAAAATCCCTATGTTTTTCCTGCTGTAATACATTGTATCGTTCCCACCGATCATAGGATTTATCCGCCAGCTTCATCCACTCTGCGTATGGCATAGGGCCGTCAGCACCAGAAATTGCGTCGAGAGCCAGCAGTATTACCTTCTTCGCACAAGCGTGGCTGCAAACAACGATATCCTCCTGCCCCATCCACAGGCCACCGACTTCTGTCTGCTCGCCACAGAGACTACAGGTAGGAGTCTCGCCCGCAACCGCTAGGATGTCGTGCTGTAGATAGCTAATAGTAATCCGCCTTGCGATTAGGCACCGATTCGGGCAATCTGATCAGAAATCCCGGTGTGCCGTCACCTACCCACGCGCCTAACTGATTGTATTCGTAGAATTCGATAGCCTCTTCATAGGTGCAGCCATCATCCACAAGTTTTCCCAGAACCTTCTCCTTGTCATACAGGACGATGGATTCCATGCCGAATCTTTCCAAAATGCCGATTACACAATCATTGTAACCGTCCATCACCAAAGCATCCTCGACACCGATATCCAAAAGCTGCTCAGATAAGTTTTCTGTTTTCATGCTATACGATAAATCAATCCATCGTTGTTTCAAAGTGGAGCAGGATCTTTTCGGCATCACCACGAACCAAATCGGCAGATGGATATTTGCCCTTCAACATAAATCGTTGAGCAGTCAAAAGAAGCTGACCGTACATCTTGAGCTTATCGGATGGAGCCATATGCTTCAAGCGTTTATCCATATCCTGAGTCTTTCCCGTTTTTCCGTATTTGCCACGATCTAGATAATGCTCAGACATTTTTTTTCGGAAATAGCGACCATCAGTCGGACATTTCCAGATTGCCCTGGACACCGGCATCTGCGCTTCCGCGAGCCGACCATATTTTGATCGTGATTTTGGTGTCGCCAAAATTTGTCGGTATCGAATAGCTGACCGAAGTGCCAGTAGGCACATCATCATATTCTTTTTTGTACTCAGGCGAGATGTTCGATTCGACTTTGACGTTCCAAGTCGCGGCAGTGCCGTCTACAAACGTGTCAGGAGATGTTACCATGCCCGTCGCCTCGACATGCGAGCCCACGGTAGCGTAACTGTTCGATTTCTCCCATTCACCGCTGGAATTCAAGGTGAAGCCCATCGTTTCGCTGTCACCAAGCATTTTAGTGCGAAGCACCATGCGGGAATAGGATTCTCTCATTGTTTGTACCCGGTTATTAGTAATAATCCGCCTTGCGACCAGGCAGCAGATCATTCCATGGGTCGTCGCTGTCCAGACTTATGAAGCCGCCCTGTCTGAACCTGATCAACGCCTGTGTCGAGGAATCTACCAGATCATCATGATCGCCAAACGGGAAAGATGCAAATTGCTCTATCACTTCTTCGGCCCAACGGGTTTTCGGAGCGTAGACGTGCCCACTGAAAAAGAGGTCTGATACCGCGTTTACCCTGGCAACTTTATCCTTACCCCTGCCCGGTGTGTATTCGGCAACGGGAATCCCTATCCTGCGAAGCTCGAAGATCAACGGGCTACCCGCTGCTTTCGCTTCCACGATAAAAGCGTCGGGCTTGTATTCCTTGTACATCTCATACGCACGAATTTTCAGGTCGGGAAATTCCAGACGTTCTTGGAGCGCGTCGAGAAGAACGATCTTGACCTCACGGTCTTCGGTATGGAATACCCCCCACGTCGTGCAAGCACTGTAATCGGCGGTCTCTTTCGCAAGGAACGCCGTGTCCCATGACTGTATCACGAATTCGCAATGTGGTGGTTTCTTCTCTTTCCATTCTTTCCACCATTCGCGTTTGATGATCGCGCCTTCTTCCGAAGTCGGATCTTGCTGATACTGAGCACTCCACTTCGAGACCGGGAGTTCCGCCCTGAGAGATTCAAGTTGCTCTAACGGCCAAAAGCCGGGCCACAACGGTTTGCCGCTAGGAAGGATCGCTGGCAGTTCGATGATCTCCCATTCGTCGGCACCACCCCTTTGGATGGAAGCCTTGAGAATCTGACCCGTCAGATCCTTTTTCGACCAACGGGTCATCACCAAACAAATCGCGCCACCCGGTTGTAGACGCTGGCGTGGACCGGACGTGTACCACTCATACGTTTTGTTGTAGACATCGGGATCGTTCAATGCCGCTTCCTGCTCTGAGTGCGGGTCATCGACTATCAGGATGTCCGCGCCCTTACCCGTAACGGCACCACCAACTCCGATAGCGAAATAGTCGCCACCTTTGTTCGTGTTCCAACGTCCCGCAGCTTTCGAGTCCACACTCAGTGCAACATTGGGAAACATCGTTGAATATTCGGGAGAGCCCACGAGGTTACGAACCTTGCGGCCAAAGCCAACGGCTAATTCCGCAGTATGAGCCGTTTGGATAACCTTGCGATCAGGAAACTTGCCTAGATACCAAGCAGGGAACAAATGAGATGCGAATTCGGATTTGGTATGGCGTGGAGGCATGTTGATGATCAAACGCTTCAACTCGCCGCTCGCGATACGATTGAACGCATCTGCCATCACACGATGATGATTGCCCTCTATGAACGCGGGCCACGCTTCCCTCACGAATGCCAGGAAGTCTTTGTTTGCTTCTTGCCTGATACGAGCATCGGATAACTCGTCAAGCAACCCAAGGATCTCATGCTGCCTGTCGGGAGGCAATGAGCCGATCTGACTTTGTATCGTGGCAATATCCATTTTCAAAAATTATATAAAAATTCTGTACAAGAAAAGGGGAAGGCTTTATTTTAAGAAATTACCCCCCCCTATACTAGTACTAGTATATACCAGCTAGATTAATCCAGACCAGATATATACCAAAACAAAAAAACTTAGATTATACCAGCTAGATTAAACCAGCTAGATATAATCTAGAGCCGGAAAGATGAAGAAGATTTTGAAATTCTGTCATAGGATACGCAAAACCGTCTTTTCCCCCCGCGCCGGGGCGCGACGAAAAAAGGGGGGGTCGGGGGTACCCCATAAGTTTAGGTAAGCCTAAAAATAGGTTTAGGCGAGCCTTATCTGGCTCCCGAACAAATCCCGCAAGTCATGGTTGGACCCCTTAGCCATTTGTCAAGGGGTAGGCTGAAATCCGTACCGAACAAAACCCGAATGTTCTACACGCAACAATTCCGGTTTAGGGGTACAAAAGACCGATCACTTCTATTACCTTTACACTGTTGGTCTCGATATGGTCTTTCGCATCTTTCGCGAAAGATTGAAGTCAAGGACATTCGATGCGTCCAAAGTGGCGAATAGCGAATGACGCCAACAAGAACCAAGCTCACCATAGTGGATCGGGTCTCTTCTTATCTTTCAATAAAGATTCAAAGGGATTTGATTTATGGCTACAAAGACTAAAAAAGCCGCTTCAAAAGCGGTGAAGGCTCTTGAGGCAATCGGGGCACAAGTCAAGACCTTAGCAGTGCCACTGTTCAATGTGGTTACTACCAAAGGAAAAGCCGGAGCTAATCAGGCAACGTGGAACGCTCGCGTTCTAGACGTTGTCGTATGGGCGCTAGAGACAGGACACTCCTTAGCAGATGTCCACATTCACATGGGGCAGTTTCTAGCGTCGATGGTTAGAGACGTTGGGAGAGAAGCTGAATTAGGAGTGGAGGAGTTAAAGAACCTCCGCAAGCTGAGCGAAAATTCAATCTCTCAATTGTTCAAGCCACTGTGGGCTATCGCTCGCGTAGCTGAGGACCATTTAGAGAGTGTCCTCGCAGTAGCTACAGAAGAGGGTGCGACGTTCGCGAGTCTAGGTAGGTTCGCTAGACAACGTACGGACTCCTTGATGTTCGATGCTTCTAGGGGTTCGATCACTTGTCACCATAAGGTTGACGGTGTCGTACGTTCCTTCGCAGTGGCGCAAGCTTCCGAAAGTCGGAATTTGCACACTGAAGCGGTAGCGATGGCGGACGCAATCAAAGTGGATAACTCCGCTATGTGGTCCGCTGTCTATAGGCAATATCGCGAGGAGTTTCCTTGCGGGTTTCAGGACCGAAGGACACGAGCGGACGCTATGAAACAATCCGCTAGTATTGGTGAAGCGATTGAAGCGAAGTATTCGCAAGAAGAAATCGCCAAACTGATATCGTAAACTGAGGTCCGATCCACTTAGGTGAGCTAATACAATGAGGGACCGGGGCAACGCTGAGATAGCGGAAAACCACCCGGTCCCTTTTTTCTTTTCTTCTATTTTTTTTTCGCTGAAAAAATTACCAGTCAGTCAGTCAGTCAGTCAGTCAGTCAGTCACTACAGTAAGTCAGGGTCAAATCTGACTCTCTGTTTGTAGTCCGTGAGGGGCCGCCGTTCTTAATCTGCTAAAGCGGGCATCGGACCCGATGCGAACGGCTCAGGTGAAGTCATTTCACGGTACAGGTAGTCAGGGTCGAACCTGACTACCTGTTTTTAGTCAAGTATCTTTCACGAAAGATACGAGACAGTAGACAAGACAATGGTTTTCTGTGGGTGCTATCAGTCAAACAGTATCTCCAACTTCTCAGTCAACTCAGCTTCAATCTGACTGGGTGTGCGATTCTCGACGACTACTGTGGTTGAGGAGTCAAACAATCCCGCTCCTT